AGTTTCTGCTGCTGGGTCAGTTCCTTGCCCGTCTTTGAGATGCCATTCTTCATTGCGTATTGTTTGATGGTGTTTTCGTCGACTAATATTCCGAGTCGCTTTACATTTATACCGCCCGTTTCCGGGTACTTTGACGCTCTTTCGAGCCGGATTAGACTATCTCTTTACCCTTTCGGGTAGTTGGCACTTCGAGCGGTGCTAAACTCCGCCCTACATCATAGTCGTTACACCTTCCAATCAAAAAGCACCCTTTCGGATGCTTGACTGGCTTGGCACGGTATTGGATTTTAGTTGCAACGTTCAAACCTATATCCTTTGGCTTGCTTTCTTGCATGGTTCTCATTCAAAATCTGAGATATGCTTGCGCGTTGGATTGAAAGCGCTTTTTCTGCCTCGTAAAGACTGTTGAAAATAGTGACATTGCCCGTTGTAAGTTCAATCGCCTTTATTGGCAAACACTTGAACTTATTGCTTCCTGCGCTGGCACTGCCTTTTTTCTTATTTTCCAAAGTCTTAGCCTTTGATTCTTCGCTTTCGTCTTCCCGCACTATTTTGCATTTTCTCGGATTCATTGCCTTTAAAACAGGGCGCTTCTTTGGATTCCCTCCAGGGTAATTATGATTGAATTCCGGCTTTAAAAGATTGTAGTAATATCGCTCTCTGTCTATAAGTTCTTCAATCTCACATTCTTCAAGCACTTCAAAACTGAAATTATCAGTGCCGTGCCACATGAACGCTCGATAAAGAGGATAGTTGCGACATTTACTTGAGCCAAGACACAACCATATGTGCTGTTTCCACCTGCGCCCTATTTCAACGCTTGAACCAACATAGCATTTACCATTCTTTAGGTCTGTTATCTTGTAAATCCCTGTCATAATCTCACCTCAATGACATTATAACACAATTTACGTACGTTAGCAACCAGTCATCGGTTCACCGTTAGCAGGATTTCTCCCACACCGCTTTTGCTTGCGTTCACCAACAGTTTCAAAACAGGTTTCCCTGTTAAGCCGCTAAACTTAACGGTTCAGTTTCTCCAGTGATGCCGGCAGTTAGTTTTGTAAATGCCTCATCAGTAGAAAGATTGTAGAAACTGGCCATGTCATTGGCGAGCTCGGTCAAGCTTGTTGCCATATCATAGGCACCTTGCTCGCCGAGCCCCATACTTCGGAACATGGTATTGAGTGTTCCTACATTTTTCCGCACCTCAAAGGCATTCAAGCCTAAAGAGGATGAGAGGCTCTCACTCCACGCCCTTGCGGAACCTTCCATTCCCTCCATCGACACCTTAAATAGGCTTTCACTTTCGACAACGTCATTCGCCATCTGTAATGATTCTTTGCCGACCTGAAACAACTCACGAGCAATCATCACTCCGCCGATAGCCAGCCCTGCCTTTGCCAGTTTTGATAGTGCAGACTGGGCTTTGACCGTGTTTGCTTCCAGCCCTCCCAGTTGGTTTTTAATACCGGCAAGCTGAGGGTTCAGATTGTTCATTTCAGCACTAAACTTTATTTGGAGTTCTTCAAGCGTTATTGGCATTCTGATCCCTCTCAATCAAATTGTGGGTTTCGGCAAAGCCTGTCAGGATTGCTTTCATCGTTTCTTCTTCCATAGGCTCATCAGGAATTGATATTCCCTTCGCAATCAGGTGAGGCTTGTCAGGGTACTTTTTAGGGTCGTGGTAAGCCCATGCTGAATAGTGCCCAATCATCCAGGCAAGGGTATCGCGCCCCTCATGGATATCCTTTTGACCCTTTGTGAACGCTTCCAATCGCCCCTTGATCTCGTTTGGGCACATCGACCAAAAAGACCAGGCATCTGAATACCCGGCCTCAAAAGCGTCATTGATAAGTTTGGTATAGATTTCCCTTAGGCTTTCTTGTTTTCCGGCGGGGCTTTCTTGTTCTCCCCCGCCCTCCCGAAAAAACCCGCACTCTTCATTTCCTCAATGCAAGCGTTCAAAATCTCTATTCTGTCACCTGTAATCAGGCCACCAGCATCACTCAAGGTTAAATCTGGATAATGTTTTCTCAGTGCACCCCAAAGAATAAGCCGGGCCGAGGTCAGGGATAAATTGGAAAGCGCATCGTTGACGATTGCCCCGATGGATTTATTCCCCTTATCCTCCATATCGCACCCGGAATTGATGTCAAACTCAATCTTATATGTCTTTCCGTTCAGTTCAATACTTTTCATAACACCTCCAAAAAGATGCCCCCGGAAGTGTTTGGTTTCCGGGGGATTTTTTACGGGCCTTATCAGGCCGTGACAGTGATAACATGGATTTGCGAGTTGATTGCGCGATACCCACTTACGGTAATCACGCAGAAATAGTAATAGGTTCCTTCAGACAATGCCCCGGTGGTATAGGTCGCGGAAGTTTCGTCCTCGACAATGGACGGTGTAGTATAGTTGTTTTCATCGTTTGAATACCATTGATAGGTCGGTGTCCCCGTCAAAGCGGTTGCGGTGGAATCCAGCGTTGCGGTCTGACCATCTGCCTTTGTCTGGGCGATTGCCAGTTTGGGAGATATGACCTGAACAATGCCCGTGATTCTCAATGCAGCACCAAACCCGACAGCACCGTTCACATCTGCCGCCCCGATTTTGTGTCCCTTGACAATCGCAGTAAACGCGATAACGGTTGAATCCGGGAACGTGATCCAGAAGTACCCAGACGCCCCGGAGGTGTGCAAAGTGCGCATCTGTGTTTGGCCCGTGTTGGTTTTGTCATGGAACCCCGTTAATGGGAGTTCCCCCGAATCCCTTTTCCCCTGGATAAACTCTGCATATATACTGTCCAGATCAGAAACATCAATCTCCTCTGATGTCAGGCTTGTTTCGCCGATGGAGGATAATGCGCCGATCAGCTTGACAGCATCGCCGGAGTTGTAGGCAGGGAGATAGGATAAAGTAGTACCTGATGCCTTTACTTTTGCCATAGTCCCCCCTTACTCAACATCGACAGCGCCAGTAAACCTCAATGTGGCGCTGAACCCAATAGCGCCGTTGACCTCTGCCGGCCCCATCGCAAACCCCTTGACAAAGGCGTTGCCCGAAACAGTAGTATCATCTGGATAGGTGATCACAACCGCGTCAACGTCACCCGTACCAAAGCCAGTTCTCAAACCCACCTGTCCCACATCAGCATTGACATAAAACCCGGTCAGTGGAACTTCGCCAGCGTCCTTGATTCCCTGTGCGACCTCTTTATAACCGTCCGCGGAATCCAGGGAAGTCGTATCAATTTCGTCTGAAGTTACAGACACCTCACCGATTGAGGTCAGCCCCCCGATTGCAAGCGAATTGAAAGTAATAGTAGTCCCTAATGCCTTAACCTTTGCCATTTATATTCTCCTTATTGGTAAATCTTTTGTTCCGCGATATGGATTAACCCTCTATACCGCATGGATTTGTGATGAATCCGGGTATCAGCCTCATACAGGTCATGCGAGAATGTTCTCTTTAGCCCCAAAGCAGCCATCTTCACATCAATAGCACTTCCCATTGTTGCGTTTGTTTCCGGCGTGTACCCCCAAACATCAATGGAATACTCAACCTCTGTCAAGTATTCGTTCCCTGAAGCCTGTGCGTATTCCCTGTTCGATGCCTCATAGAATGAAACGCAGGGCAATGAAACGCCCTCCTGCGGGTAGGCGTATGAGATGTTATAGCCAGTCGCAGATAGGGCGGTGAATACTTCTGAACTTAAACTATCCATTACTCACCCTCCTTATCTCTTTCCTGATCTCGTTTGCCGCAGCCTGCTCGAAAATAGGCTCCGCAAGTTTTGCCGCAGGGTACAGGTGGGGCTTTGCCGGTTGGCCTGAAGTAGTAACCCAGCTCCCATCCTCGGTTTGGTACGCCCAGGGATGCTGTGTATAGGTGACAGAGATATTGGGCGAAATCCCACCGTGGTCTGCCTGTCCTTTCGGGCCGGTGCCCAGTTCAACGTACATGTCCCACAAGGGGAGCGCGAACACCCGCCCCTCAATCTTGCCCACGGTTTCTTTCACTTCGGACTGGATTGAGATAGAGCTGTATGGTTTCCGTATGTTCGCTTCTTTTTCTGCGGCCTGTGTGGTTTGCTGGACAGCCCGTTTAAGTGCCCCTTGTAGGTTCCCGCCCAGGGATGAAAGTTTCTGCATGAGGGAATCCAGCCCCTTGATTTGTTTCACTCAAGCCCTCTTTTCTATCGTCAGGGATGTTAAATCAAGCCATTTCCCTACCGACACGATGAGCCAGGGCGGTAATGCTGAACTTTCACCAGATAACCACACGCCATCCCCGGCAGAATATGAACCGTTTGGAAGGAACACCTGTTTCATCCTGTCGGCTCGTTCACCGTATTCCGACCTGAAGTATGAGGATGACAGCGGTTGCACAAAGGCTTTAATTGAAAGGGGAGTGCCAGTCCATGAAACTGTGACACTCCCTAAACTCCCAGTTGTTTTGGTAGGTGACAGAATCTTTAGCGTTTCCTCCCGCCTTTTAAGGTTCCTCAAGCATGTTCACCACCCTTGCAAGGGTATATGACCTCAAAAGTAACTGAAGCGCCGGGGAAAGACTTTCATAGGTCACGCTAACCCCACCCTCTCCATGAGAAGCCTCACCCTCTGCGCCCCTCTTTGAGTAATACTGACAGGCCAACTCTATCTGAGCGCCCTCTAAA